GCTACGCCATGCCCGGCCGCGGCGCGTTCTTCTCCAGCGGCAACGCCGACGACGAGATCGACGACATCTTCGACGAGACGGCGATCGTCGCGACGCAGGAGTTCGCCAGCCGCCTGCAGGCCGGCATTGTTCCGAATTTCACGCGGTGGGCAAAACTGTCGGCCGGGCTCGACATCGACGCCGCCGACAAGGAGGTCGTCAACCGCGACCTCGAGGCGATCACCGAGTTCGTGTTCGACGTGCTCAACGCCAGCAACTTCCCGCAGGAATCGGCCGAGGCGTTCCTCGACCTGGCCGTGACGCTCGGCGCGATCGAGGTCGAGAAGGGCACCGCGGTCGAGCCGCTGCGCTTCAACGCCATCCCGATCAACGAGCTGTTCGTGGCCAACGGGCCGTTCGACAAGCTCGACCAGTTCTTCAGGATGCGCTGCTACACCGCCGACCAGTTCGAGGTGAAGTTCCCCGACAACACCATGCCGGCCGACAAGATGGCGGAGTGGCGCGAGAAGGGCGAGGCGTGGGATTTCATCGACGCGGTGCAGCGCGACTGGGACGATCCCAACGTCGAGTGCCACTACCGCTCGCTGATCTGCAAGCAGGCCGACAACGCGATTGCCTACCAGACCAAGTACGAGGGCACCGGCTCGTGCCCGATCATCTGCTTCAGGTGGGGCAAGGAAGCCGGCTCGGTGTGGGGCCGCGGCCCGCTGATGAACGCCATGCCGGCGATCAAGACCTGCAACCTCGTCGTGCAGATGGTGCTCGAGAACGCCCAGATGTCGATCTCCGGCATCTACAACATGGACGACGACGGCACCGTCAACGTCGACACCATCGAGCTGGTGCCGGGCACCGTCATCCCGCGCGCTCCGGGCAGCCGTGGCGTCGAGGCGGTGCAGGCCGGCGGCAACTTCAACGTCGCCGGGCTGGTGCTCGAGGAGCAGCGCGCCAACATCAAGCGGGCGCTCTACAACGACATGCTGGGCAACCCCAACAAGACGCCGATGTCGGCGACCGAGGTTGCAGAACGCATGGCAGACCTGAGCCGGCAGATCGGGTCAGCTTTCGGCCGCCTGATGGGGGAGTTCATCTTCCCCGTCATGCAGCGGGTGGTGTTCATCCTCAAGGATCTGGGCGCCATCAAGCTACCCGTTGTTAACGGGCGGGAGGTAAAGGTCATCGCGACCTCGCCTCTCGCCCGTGCTCAGGACCAGGAAGACATCATGAACGTCGATCGGCTGATCGTGTTCGTGCAGAAGAACTTCGGGCCGCAGATGGTCAATCTGTTCATCAAGGGCGAGGACGTGACGCCCTATGTCGGCGACAAGCTCGGCGTGCCGTCGCGATTCGTGCGAAAGGCGGGCGAGATCAAGGGCTTCGTCGACCAGCTGTCGAAGCAGGGCCAGACGCCGGCCGGCCTGGGCGGCGAGCCGGACCTCTCCGGCATGGCCGCCAACCCTGCTGCCGCGGGCATGCAGGGCGGGGCGCAGGGAGCGCAGGCCGCGATGCCTGTGGCAGCCAATGCAGCGTGACCTGCGCGACAACCCGCCCGGGCCCGATGGCGTGGTGCGCGAGCCCGACGAGCAGAAGCGCATCAACGAGGTGCTGGCGGTGACCTTCCGCGGCGAGGGCGGCAAGGCGGCGCTCGACTACCTCCGCTCGATTTCGATAGAACGGGTGTGCGGACCGTTCGCCAGCGACGCGGAACTGCGCCACCTCGAAGGCATGCGCTTCGTGGTCGGCGTCATCTCGCAGCGGATCGCCGCCCACAACAGGGAGATGATGAATGCCGGAGCCAGCACCAAACCCGCCCCCCGCGTCCCCGCCAGCGCCCCCATTGCCGGCCAGCGCCTCTGAGAACAAGCGCTTCGAGACGACGCCCGACCCGTTCGCCGGCATCACCTTCCCCGACAAGTTCAAGAAGGACGGCAAGCCCGACCTCGCCACCTTCGTGACCAGCTACGGCGAGCTCGAGACCCGCTTCAACACCAAGACCGAGGATCTCAAGAAGGAGATCGCGGCCGAGACACTGAAGGACCGGCCCGCCGCGGCCGACAAGTACACGCTGCCCGAGCTCAAGGGCGTCGATCCCAAGGAGCTGGCCGAGCACCCGATGGTCGGCTGGTGGCGGGAGCAGGCGTTCGAGGCGGGGTTGCCGCAGGCCAAGTTCGCCAAGGCGATCGAGACCTACATCGACAAGATGCAGCCCAAGGAGATCCCCGAGGAAACCCTGAAGGCGCAGCTCGGCGACAGCTTCAAGGCGCGCATCGCGGCCGTCGACACCTGGGCGGCCAAGACCGCCAAGGACGCCGGCGAGCTCGAGGCGTTCAAGCGCATCGGCACCGACCCGGCCGGCATCAAGCTGCTCGAGCGCCTCGCCGGGCTGAGCGGCACCGGCGACACCGGCACGCCGGCCAGCCAGCAGCCCGAGGTTACGCTCGAATCGCTGAGGTCGATGCAGCAGGATCCGCGCTACTGGAACCCCGGGCAGCGCGATCCCAACTGGGTCAGGCAGGTTGAGGAAGGCTACAAGAAGCTCTACCCCGAGAAGAAGGCGTCGTGAACGAGGAGAGGATCCGGCAGCTCAGGCCGTCGGATCACCCCGACGTGGTGCGCCTGGCCGCCGACTTCCACTATGCCAGCGCCTACCGTCGCCACCCGCTGGCGCTCGACAAGGTCGACCAGCTGTTCGAGCTGGCGCTGCACAATCCCGACTATTTCTGCACCGCCGCCGTCAATGCGCTCGACCAGGTGCAGGGCTACCTGCTGGCGGTCTGCCACGAGCATTACTTCAGTTATGTACGAACAGTCACAGATATCGGTTTCTATATTGCGGAGCCGTATCGGACACTGCGCGCGGTGCGTCTTATGCTGGCGATGTTGGAGGACTGGGGGCGCGGCAAGGGCGTCTACGAGATCTCGCTCGGGATCTCCAGCGGCATCGACGACGAGCGGGTGCTGCACCTCTACCAGCGGCTCGGCTACGACCGCGGCTTCCACGGAATGATCAAGTCCCTGCGTTGACAGCGACAATCGGCGGGATCAATGATCCGCGCCACGACAGGCCCGTGACGCCGGGAACAACTCCCTCGAGCCCCGACCACCCCGGAACAACCTTCGGATCCCCCGCAACCCGAAGGAAATCATCATGTCACAGGAAGTCTCCGACGCTTTCGTCAAGCAGTACGAGAGCGATGTCCACGTCGCCTACCAGCGCATGGGCTCCAAGCTGCGCAACACGGTCCGCACCAAGGACAACGTCACGGGCAGCTCCACCACCTTCCAGAAAGTCGGCACCGGCGTCGCCGTCCAGAAGGCCCGCCACGCCGAGATCTCGACGATGGAAGTGCCGCACGACCCGATCGAGTGCATCCTCGGCGACTGGTATGCCGGCGACTACATCGACAAGCTCGACGAGCTGAAGATCAACATCAACGAGCGGCAGATCGCCGCCGATGCCGGCGCCTATGCGCTCGGCCGCAAGACCGACGAGCTGATCACCGTCGCCATGGATACCGCCACCAACGTCATCGCGCATGGCGGCACCGGCCTGACCCAGGCCAAGATCGAGACGGTGTTCACCTACTTCGGCAACAACTCGATCCCCGACGACGGCAACCGCTTCGCCGCCATCTCGGCCGCCGGCTGGGTCGACCTGCTGCCGATCACCGCCTTTTCCAGCGCCGACTTCATCGGCAACGACCAGCTCCCCTACAAGGGCGGCATGTCGGCCAAGCGCTGGATGAGCTTCACGTGGTTCGAGTTCTCGGGCCTGCCCGGCACCCCTGCCGACCGCAGCCAGTTCTTCTACCACAAGACCGCCGTCGGCTTCGCCTCCGGGCAGGACGTCAAGAGCGAGATCAACTACGTGCCGCAGCGGGTTGCCCACCTGGCGACCAGCTTCATGTCGCAGGGCGCGGTGCTGATCGACCCGATCGGCGTCTATGAGGTCCACATCGTGGAGTGATCGGGCAATTGCCCGCTTCACCCCTCAACGCTCACGGAGAAAAGTAACATGGCTCTCGACCCTGCAAAGTTCCACACCAACAGCGGCGGTGGCCGCCAGATCCACAGCTACAATGCCGCTGCCGACAACGCCGCGACCGTCGCCGGCGCCGGCTACTTCAACGCCATCACCGGCAGGCTGCACCAGGGCGACGTCATCCACGTCGTCTCGACGGCCGGCTCTGCGCTGCAGGACTACGTTGTCACCTCGGCCACCGGCGCGCCCGTCGTGACCATCGCGCTGGGCACGTAACGCATCCTCCCTGATGCGTTGACGGGGGAGGGGCGGGTCCGCAGGCTCGTCAGCTTCCGCTCCTCCCTTCCACGAAAGGAGCGACAGTGGCACTGACCAAGTTCGAGGTCGCCTCGGCGGCACTGGTGATGATCGGCGCTAACCCGGTCGGATCGTTCTCGGCATCCTCGACGGAGGCTCTCGCCTGCGCCCACCTCTACCAGCCCTGCGTCGACCACTGGCTGAGCCTGTACCCGTGGCGATTCGCCAGCCGCACCGAGCAGCTCGGCCGCGCGCCGACGCCGCCGTTGTCGACGTGGCAGGCGTCCTACGTCGAGCCGGCCAACTGCATCTCGGTGCAGGCGCTGCGCACCGGCGCGTCGGGCGTCGACATCCCGTTCGACCGCTTCGAGAACACCATCCAGTGCAACGCCGGAACCAGCGAGAACGTCTTCTGCGTGTTCACCCGCGAGCCGCCGATCGCCTTCTGGCCGGGCTACTTCACCGCGCTGATCGAGGTGGCACTGGCCGCCAAGCTGGCCTTCCCCCTGTCCGCCAAGCTCGACCTGCAGGATGGCCTGACCAAGCAGATCGACGCCTACTTCCGGCTGGCCAAGAACGCCGACAGCCGCCAGCAGACCAGCCGCAAGTTCAGGGTGGGAGGACGCCGCTCGATCCTCGAGGCGCGTAGGGCATGAGCAACTACCGCGCCCCGTTGCGGACAGTGCAGACCGACTGGCGGGCCGGCGAGATCGACCCCGACTTCGCCATGCGCATCGACAGCCCGGCGCTGCCGAGCGGCGCCCGCAACCTGCGCAACATGCTGCTGCGCTCGACCGGCGGCGCCGAGCGGCGGCCTGGCATGCGCACGCTGCGCACCATGGGCGCGACGCGGGTGCGGCTGTTCGAGTTCGACTTCGACGCCGACGAGAAGTACATCGTCGGCCTGACGCCCGGCACCATCCGCGTCTGGGACGCAGCCGGGACGCAGCTGTACTCGGCCGGCTCGATGCCGTGGCTGACCGACGCCGTGGTCTGGGAGATCAACTTCATCCAGAAGGGCGACGTGATGCTGCTGGTCCACACCAGCTTCAAGATCCGCCGGCTGCGTCGCATCACGCTGACCAGCTTCAGCGTCGACCAGCTGCAGTTCAGCACCGACACCGCCGAGAACGTGCTCAACCAGCCGTTCCTGCGCTACGCCCCGGTGACCGGCAACCACGTCGGCCTCAACGACTTCACCGCCAGCAACAGCGTGCTGCGCACCCTGACCATCACGCCGGCGGTGCTGTCGGTGCTGTGGGAGGGCGAGCGCATCCGGATCTGGGACAAGGAGATCCAGATCGTCAACGTCACTAGCGCGTCGACGGCCAGCGTCTACGTCCGCCAGACCGTGCGCGCCGAGCTGGGCATCGCGCCGTTCTTCGTCGAGCGGGCTGGCGACCAGTCGATCGAGGTGACGCACGCCCAGCACGGCATCGTCGCCGACGCCACCGGCCACGCTGTGGTCAGGGTCGACAATTCGACCGACCTGTTCGGCATCCCGGCTGACAAGATCAACGGCATCCGCACGATCGGCATCATCGATCCCGACCACTATTCCTTCGTCATTGACACCGCCGGCGGCACGGTCTTCTCGACCAGCGGCGGCGACGGCGGCGGCGCCAACGTCACCATCCAGCCGGTCTCGCCGACCACGCTGCAGTCCTACACCGAGCAGGTCTGGTCCGACCGCCGCGGCTGGCCGGGCGCCATCGCGCTGCACGAGAACCGGCTGTGGATGGCCGGCTCGAAGGGCGCGCCGACGTTCCTGGCCGGATCGGCGGTCGGCGACTACTTCGACTTCAACGTCCGCGACGGGCTCGACGACGAGAGCGTGCAGGGCACCATCTCGGCGACCTCGCGCATCGTCCACCTCGTCTCGGCCAAGGTGCTGCAGGTCTTCACCGAGCTCAACGAGGCGGTGGTCGAGGTGCAGAACGGCGAGCCCATCACCCCCGGCTCGCTCAAGGTCATCACCCAGACCGGCTACGGCGCCGACCCCAACGTGCGGCCGAAGCTGTTCGACGGCGCCACCCTCTTCGCGCAGCGCAACGGCAAGAACGTCCGCGAGCTGGTCTACGACTACAACACCGACAGCCATGTCGCGCCGCCGCTGTCGGTGCTGGCCAGCCACATGATCAACAAGCCGAACGACCTGGCGGTGCTGCCGGGCACGGCGACGCGGGCCGAGCAGTACGCCTTCTTCATCAACGCCAACGGCACCTGCGCGGTGTTCCACTCGATCCGCGCCGAGAAGCTGGCGGGCTGGACGCTGTTCACGGCGGGCGGCGGCGGCCTGTTCGACAGCGTCTGCGTGATCGGCAGCTCGATCTTCTTCTCGGTCAAGCGCGACGGCGAGTACTACCTCGACCGGCTCGAGCTCGACGCCGACGACGTCTGGCTCGACAGCGCCATCCGGCTGTCGTCGACGATCCCGTCGGCGGTGTGGGTGCTCGGCACTGCCTATGCCGGCAATACCGTGCAGGTGATGTCGAACGGCTACCTGCTCGGCAGCTTCGTGGCGACGGCCGCCGGTGCGGTGACACTGCCGGAGCCGGTCACCGCGATCGTCGCCGGCTTCGACTACGGCATCATCGCCCAGCCGATGCCGCCCGACCGCGAGATGACCGACGGCTCGATGACCGCGCAGATCCGCCGCATCGTCTCCTCCAGCATCCACTTCGCCCGCACCGCCAGCGCCGCGGTCAACGGCGTCGAGCTGTTCGGTTACCAGTCGGGCGGAGATCCGACGCTGCCGCCGCCGCAGGTGTCGCGCAAGCACAAGGTCCGCCACCTCGGCTACGGCGTCGACCCGTCGATCGTCATCACCCAGCCGACGCCCGGTCCCATGCTGGTCATGGGCATCGTCCATGAGGTGTCCATCTGATGTGCCCGCCGATCATTGGCCTCGTACTCTCCGTCGTCGGCTCGCTGGCGACTGCCGCCATGCAGGCGGGAATTGCCAAGCAGCAGGCCCAGATCGAGCAGCAGCAGCTGCAGGTCGAGATGGAGAACGAGCGCATCAAGGCGATCGGCGACACCAACGACCGGCTCGAGCAGCTCAGGGTTTCGGAGAGCACCAACCGGGCGGCGCTGTCGGCGAGCGGCCTCGACGAGAACGTCAGCTATGCGCAGGGCATCTACGGCTACAACAAGCGGGTGGCGACCAACGACGTGGCGCGGCTCGACTTTAACTCCGGGCAGATCCTGGGGCGCAAGAAGTACGAGATCGAGGTCGCCGGCTGGAAGGCCAAGACCGCGGCGAAGACCGCCTTCGTCGAGGCCGGCGCGTCGATCCTCGGCGACGTCGGCACCTTCGCCGCCAACCGCGGGCGAACGTCCGGCTACACCGTCACAACGGCATCGCCAGCCTGATGGCCCTGCAACCCCTCCAGATCCAGCGCCCCGCTGTTTCCCTGATCGGCGGCAAGGAGCTGCCCAAGGCCAGCGGCGAGGGCGTGCGCGCCCCCGACATCTCCAACGCTTTCAACCAGCTCAGCGCCACGCTGCAGCAGCAGTCGAACCAGAACGCGGCGATCGACGACGCGCAGCGCGCCAAGCTCGATGCCGAGAAATACTCGAGCGAGGCGGTCAGCAAGGACCCGCTCGGCCAGTACGGCAAGGTGGTGACGCCCTACGGCACGCCGGAGTACGTCGCCCACTTCACCAACACGCTCGAGCAGAACGCCATCTCCGACCTGCAGCGCAGCGCCAACACCGAGCTGGGGCTGATCCAGGCGCGCACCGACATCGATCGCGGCAAGAAGCTGAGCCTGATGCAGGGCCGCATCCAGGGCTACCTCGACGCTCTGGCGCCGCAGTTCCGGCCGGATGCCCGCCGCTACCTGCTCACCGAGTACGGCCAGCGCGAGAACCAGATGGTCGCCGAGGACAAGGCGCGCGAGCGGGCGGCTGCCGTCAACGGCAACCAGCTGCGCGAGAACGAGGCGGCCAAGGCGGCGGTGTCGGCGGCGTCGGCCGGCGTCGACTACACGGCGCAGACCCAGAAACTCTACAAGGCGATCGACGAGCAGGTCGGCCTCGGGCTGCTCGATGCGGAGGGCGGCGAGCAGAAGAAGGCGGCCTACTCGCGCTTCATCATCGTCGCCGGCACCCAGCGTGAGATCGCCCAGAAGATGGCGGGCAGCGACATCGACCCCGACGAGGCGCTGGCGTTCGGCCACGCGCTGACCAGCGGCGGCTCGGCCGAGATCGGCTACGACCTCGACTACCAGCCGTTCGCCGTCGGCGAGTCCCCGGTCAGGAAGAAGATCATCTCGACCGACCAGCTGCGCGACGTCATGCAGGACGAGGCGGCGGCCCAGAAGATGGGCTCCGACATCATCGACCTGGCCACCCAGCAGAAGGCCTACCTGAAGTCGATCGAGCCAGAGCTGAAGATCAAGGACTTCGTCAGCCAGGCCGACTGGACCGACCGCATCCCGGCGGCGCTCAACGACGACGTCGACAAGATGGCGTCGCAGGCGATCGTCACCAACGATGCGCTGAGGGTCGACAACGGGCAGGTCAACAAGGAGGGCCTCGCCCTGCTGCTCGCGCTCACCCTGCGCACCGGCTACATGGCCAAGCCGCTGACCGCCAAGCTGACCAACATGCTCGACGGCAACCTCGACGAGAAGAAGCTGGCGATCGAGTTCTGGAGCCGCATCCGCAACGACAAGGAGGGGACGGTCGATCGCGGCGCCATGGTCGTGGGGACCATGCCGGTGAGCGACGTCACCTACCTCGACAGCATGACCAAGCTGATGAACCAGTTGGTCGGGTCGGGGGCCGACCAGCAGAAGCAGCTGCAGCTGTTCGACGACGCCCGCAAGGCGCTTTCCAAGCCGGAGAACACCATCGGCTACTGGGCCGGGCAGTACCGCGCAACGACCGGCGGCACCGATCTCGACACGGCGATCCGCAGCAAGTTCATCGACCAGTACGACACCCTGACCTCGATGCCGCCGCAGTACATGCAGGAGCTCGAGGAGAGCTACCGCATCGCCATGACGCTGACCACGCAGCCGGACCCGCAGGTGGTGCTCGACGAGGTGTTCGACCGCTTCACCAAGCGCTACGCCGCCTCCAACATGTTCGTGGGCGGCATGTCGGCGGTCTCCAACAACGGCGACGGCAACCCGTGGCCGAACCCCGCCGGCTACCAGCAGACCTACATCGGCGGCATCCCGATCATGTTCGTCCACCCCAACCAGTGGATCAACGACTTCACCGTCGAGCACGTCTACCACCTGATGGAGACGCGGCAGCTGGTGCTTGACGACCCCGACGTACGCAAGGCCGTCAACGAGGCGCTGGCGGCCGGCGGCGGCGAGCTGCCGCTCGGCACCAAGCTGTACCTGCAGGCCAGCGACACCAGCCTCAACGCCACCCGCTTCTCGGTGCGCGTCAACATGGGCGACGGCACCACCATGCCGCTGATGATTCGCGACCGGCAGGGCAAGCCGGTCCCGCTGCTGGTCGATCCCGGCATGCTGCACTCGCAGATCGCCGCGCGGGCCACCCAGCACGACGACATCGAGACGCTGAAGACCACAGCGGAGGGAGCGCGCAAGGCTGTCATCAGCCAGCAGATGGACGCGCAGGGCATGGATCTCGGCACCCAGGAGGCGTACTCGATCCTCAACGACGACATCGCCTTCCACCGCTGGTTCTCGACGCAGCCGCCGGACTGGCAGGCGCAGTACCTGCGGCAGGAGAGCGACCGCGCCGAGACCGTCCGCAAGGCGATCGAGCGCTACAACGACAAGCCGTCGACGGACTACGGCGGCCAGTCGGCGACGCCGGCGCAGCTCAACGAGAGCAAGGCGGCGGGCGAGAGCGTCACGGTCGGGGCCATCCAGCAGATCGAGAACATCCTGCCGGACGGCACCGGCGGCCAGTTCCTGCTCAACGTGGCGCTGGCCGAGAGCAACATGGGGCTGCACCCCGACACCTTCCGGGCAGCCGGCGATCGCGGCATCTGGCAGATCAACGACGGGCCGACGGGCGCCATGGTCGAGCTGCGCCGCCGCGCCCGCATCCCCGGCGATCCGATCCAGGTTGCCGCCGAGAAGCTGAAGGTGCTGGGCGTCGATGTCGCCAACGTCACGTCGTCGGACCTCGACAAGCCGATCGTCAGCGCGGCGCTGGCGCGGCTCTACTTCATGACCCAGCCGGGCCAGATCCCGCAGGATGCCGACGGCCAGGCGGCGCTGTGGAAGTCGGCCTACAACACCGTGGCTGGCGCCGGCAGCGAGGCCGGGTTCCTGTCCCGCGCCGGCAAGGTGGTGATGCCGGCGGCCTTCGCCTCGACCGGCGACGGCAACGAGACCGGACTGATCACCGACGTGAAGGGCAATGCCTACCCGGCCAACTTCACGGCGACGCTGCCGGCCACGCAGCTGTCGGCGCAGCGGCTGGCGGCGGCGTTCGGCGCGCCGCTGCGGGTGACGCCGCACGGCGGCACGCAGGCCGACGCCCGCAAGTCGACCAGCCAGCACCACCGCGGCACGGCGCTCGACATCTACGTCGCCGACATGAGCGACGCCGACAAGACGCGGCTGATCGCCACCGCCATCAAGATGGGCTACCGCGGCATCGGCGGCTACGGCGCCGGCGACGGCGTCGGCACCATCCATCTCGACCTGCGCAGCGGCGGAAAGCACAGCGGCGGCCTCGCCCTGTGGTGGCGGCACCGGCCGGGCGTCGACGGCGATTGGGAAACCGGCGATCGCTGGTACGTCGAGGGCGTCAAGCAGGGCATGGCGATGATCGGGCGCAACCGTGCCTGAGATCCTGGGCCCGGATTACAGCGTCGTCTCCACGACCCCGCCGCTGAGCCCCGACGTCAATGCGCCGGCCGGGGCGACGGCGCGCGAGGAGATGGCGGCCAAGTTCCGGTTGGCGCCGGCGCCACAGCTGGTCACCAAGATCGGCTCGATGGGCTTCGACCCCGATCCGAATTTCAGCCCTTACGCCCACATGGATGGCTACGAGCACTACGCCGACACGCTCGGCTACGCCCGTTCGCAGAGCGAGTTCAGCGCCCTCAAGGCGCAGATCGACAAGAACAACGAGGACCGCCGCATCGCCGCCAGCGGGCCGGTCGGCATGGTCGGCGACATGATCGTCGGGCTGGCCGACCCGGCGAACCTGATCCCGATCCCGGCGGTCAAGGGCATCGGCATGCTCAAGGGCGCGCTGGCGATGGGCGCGTCGTTCGGCCTGATCTCGGCGGCCGACGAGCTGGTGCGCCAGTACGCCGACCCGACCGCGACGGCCGAGGAGAGCTTCTACAACATCTCGCTGGGCACCCTGATGGGCGGCGTGATCGGCGTGCCCGTCGGCCACTGGGGCGCTGCCCAGACGCGGGCGCTGCGTGCCTTCGAGCAGGACATCTCGGCGCCCGACAGCCCCAACTTCTCGCTGAAGCCGCGCGACGACGCCGGCATGCACTACGAGTACGCCCGCCGCGCATCCCCCAATCCGGACGGCAGCTACCCGCGCTACAAGATCGAGAACGAGATCGTCGGCTACGAACCGAAGACGCTCGATGGCGTCCGCTACATTTCCGAGGATGGGGTGACGTGGGTGCCGGCCGCTCAGGAGGGCAGGGCCGAACTGCTGGCGGTCAGCGACGATATCGCCGAGCAGCTGGGACAGCCGGTGCCGGTCGAGCGGCGCACCATGTTCATCGACGAGGCCGGCAACAAGGCCGAACACGACCGCGCCCAGTGGCACGACGAGCTGCAGGCCGCCATCGATGACGGCACACCGGTCGATCGGGTGATCCTCGACGGTAATGATTTTTCCAACTACCGCACCTACGAGCACCTCGCCGAGCAGGCCTCGCCGATCGGCGCTACCGAGAGTCCGGCCGACTACCGGCTCAGGATCGGCAAGATGGCGATGCGCGAGTTGCGCGCCTCGAAGCTGCGGTATTCCTACGCCGGGCCGCGGGGCCTGGCGTGGATCGCCGAGAAGCTGAACTTCTCGCCGGTCGTGAAGATGATGAACGTCTTCACCGGCGACAACTACCTCGCCGACCTCGCGCTGCGGGTCGGCGGCGACTACGGCTGGGCGATCGCCGGCAACCGATTCGGGTGGTCGACGCCGCCATCGATGCTGCTCAAGGGGATGGAGCACACGCCGCGCTTCCATGCGTGGCAGTCGGAGTTCGACGTCGAGTTCCTCAAGCTGGTCAGCGGCAACAGCCAAGCCACCGGCGCCACCTTCCAGGGCAAGAACCTGTCGGCCGCCGGCTATGCCGTCAAGCAGGGGCTGCGCCGCAAGGCCGGCGCCAATGTCCTGACCAAGGGCGACTTCGAGGAGATGGTCGCCCGCGCGGTGTTCGAGAAGGGCGACTTCGAGGTCAACGGCTTCCCGGTCAACGAGAACGCCCGGCGTGCCGCCAAGGGCTTCACCCGCATGATGCAGGAGTACGACGAGCTGCATCGCGCCACCGGCAATTTTCGCGACCAGAAGAACCTGACGCGGGATCTCAAGCACTGGGAGAAGGAGCGCACCCGGCTCTCGGAGCGGCTGCTGCAGTGGGCGTGGGGACCGACCGGATCGCCGACCGGGCTGCGCCACGCCATCCGCGTCAACGTCCCCGAGCGCACGGGCCCGGGCCTGCTGACCGAACCGGCCGCGGTCCACATCTTCGAGGGCGACAGCCACGCCGCCGCCATCCAGGTCATGATCGCCGAGCTGGGTGACGAAGGTATTCGCTTGTCGGAGCAGCTCGGCCCCGATAACTATGGCTTCGTCTACCCGGGCAGACCAACCTCGAAGCCCCCCGCACGTTTACCGGGTGGACCAGACCCTGCAGGCAGCCCTCCAAGCCCACCTGCAGGGTCACCCCCTCCCGCTCCCCACCCCATCGATGCCGTAGTCCGCACTTCCGTCGAGCAGGAGGCGCGCTGGAACGAGCTCGCCGACAAGATGGCCGGCGGCGCCGCCACGCCCGACGAGATCGCCGAGCACAAGGCGCTGACCAAGGTCGTCATCGACAACATGGCCCGCGAGATGGGCCTGTTCCGCGAGCGGCCCTACGAGGATGTCCACGGCGTCGACTCGCTGTCCTACGACCCCGAGCTGGCCGGCTTCAGGACGATTGGCGACGTGCTCGACCACATCCGCCAGAACACCGAGGACTTCGGCACCACCTTCAGCGGCCTGATCGACAGGATCTTCGAGGACGTCAAGGACATCCGCCTGAACGTCATCGACCAGGACACGCTCGAAGCGGCCATGGCCGCTGGCAGCGACGACATGCTGGGCCGCGGCGCGCTGGGCGTCTTCGACCCGGTCAGCAACGAGGCGCGGGTGCGCGGCTGGATGGGCCACGTGCCCGGCACCGAGGGCATGCTGGAGGCACCGTCCGGCACCAACCCGGTGGTGATCACCCACGAGGCGGTGCATGCAGCCACCAACCGGCGCATCGAGCAGGGCCTGCTCGACCGCAGGCAGGGCAACGCCACGCCCTACGCCGAGATGGTCACCGAGCTCGAAGGGCTGCGCGACGAGTTCTTCGAGCTGGCGACCCGCGATCGCGAGCGGCTGGTCGCCGGCCTCGACATGGCCGGGCGGATGGATGTCGACCACCGGCTCGGCCTGATCAAGGACGACATCCACGAGTTCCTGACCTACGCCACCACGGAGCCGAGGCTCAGGGAGTTCCTGCAGGCGACGCCGGCCCGCCGCCCGCGCGGCATGATCAAGACCCTGTGGGACGAGATCGTCCACCTCTACATGCGGTTGACCGGCAAGGCGGTCCCGACCCGTGCCGACCAGCTGCAGATGGAGCAGCTGTTCGACGTGATCTCCCGCTACACCGAGATGCAGCAGCCGCTGATGCGCGGCGAGGTGGCTCCCGGCGTCAAGGCGATGGAGGCGCCGCCCGATGGCGTCGGCCACGGCTTCACGTTGTCGAAGGATGCGCCCGGCCTGCTCGGCAACCAGCCCGACCGGATGCCGGCGATCAGGTACGAGGGCAGGATCTTCACCGGCGGCGACCACGCCACCGCGATCGAGGCCGCCCGGCAGCATCTCGGCGACGAGTTCGAGATGGCGTTCGACGAGAACCCGGAAGCCTATCTCGGCTACTACCGCGAGCCGCCGTTCAAGCCGCTGCCCAAGGCGATGCTGGCCCGGGCCGACCAGGAGTTCATCCTGATGGCCGACGCGCTCGAGCAGCGCATGCGGCAGATGTCGCCTGAGCAGCGCCGCATCTTCGACCAGCGCGCCGCCGCTTTGCAGGACGCCACCGACATGCACGCGGTGACGGCTGAGCAGCTCAAGATCGCGACCGAGATGCCGCACCAGTTCCTCGACGCCAACGGCAATCCGGAGCCGCACTACCCCCGCCAGTGGGACAAGAGCGAGGGCGCGGTGAAGCGCGAGCAGCTGACCCGGCTGATCGAGAAATGGTACGAGCGCGACAATCCGAGCGGCGCCCGCGAGCGCGCCGAGGAGACGGTCGACAACATCCTCAACACCGATCCGTGGATGCCCGGCCAGGGCGAGATGAGCGCGCTCAACCAGCGCTCGCTCAACATTCCCAACTCGTGGAAGATCAACGATCCGCAGTTCGGCGAGATCAGGGTCAGCGACTTCATCAACAAGAACATCCTCGAAGTCGGCGAGCACTACATCCGCAAGAGCGGCATCCAGATCGAGGCGGCCCGGATGTTCGGCGACAGCCAGCTCAAGGGCGAGAAGGTCCGGATGCGCGAGTACATGCTCAAGCGCTACTGGGAACCGGAGACCACCGAGGCCGGCCGGCGCGCGGTGATGCGCAAGATCAACGAGGCGGAGGGCTGGCTGGACATCATCCACAAGTCCGTCCTCGGCACGCTGAAAACCACCGACCCGTGGCGGGCGGACAACCGGATGGTGCGCTTCATGAAGACCGTCACCGAGCTCGGCGTGATGGGCAAGGTGGCGATCTCCTCGCTGGGCGAGGTCATGCGGCCCGGCATGTCGAATGGCTTCGGCGTCTACTTCAACGCGATCTTCACCCGCTATCTCGACGACCTCGAGCGGATGCGCGGCAACATCGAGTTCGGCGGATTGAGCGGCGAGCTGGCCGATCTCAACTCCAAGGTGATCAAGGCCGGCATCGTGGCGATGAACGAGGGCGAGCCGATGCAGGGCGGCACCGCCTTCGAGCGCTGGCTGGTCGAACGCATGCCGGGGTTCTACAAGCTGACCGGCCTGACCAGTCTGACGACGTGGCAGAAGTCGATGACCATGTTTGCGGCGCAGCACAGCGTCATGGACGAAAGTCGAAAGATCGCCGCGTCGCTGCTGGCTGGCCAGGCGCCCGACCAGAAGATGGTGCTGCGCATGGCGGCACTCGGCATCGGGCCGCGCGACGCGCTGCTGCTGGCGAGGATGCCGATCGAGCACTACCAGGGCGGCAAGCTGATCCTGCCAAGCGTCGACGCATGGAAGCGCATGGGGCCTGACGGCCGCCGCGCCCGCGAGCTGCTGCTCAACGCCATCCACGGCGAGGCGCGCAGGGTGGTCGTGACGCCGTCGATCGGCGATCGCTCGACGGTCTTCAACGGCGTCTGGACCAGCGGCGGCAAGGTGGTCGCCCAGACCGACATCATGACGCTGCCGATGCAGTTCCTGTCCTACGCGATGGGCGCCCACAACAAGATGCTGGTGTCGGCCTTCCAGGGCCGCGACCGCAATACCGTCGGTGGGCTGTTCTCGCTGTACCTGATGGGAATATTTGCCGGCTACCTTGCCACGCCGAGCGAGGTGTGGCGGCGCAAGACCTACGACCAGATCATGCTCGATGCCTACGACAAGTCGGGCATCGGCGGCTTCTGGCTGAACAACCTCAATGGCATGATCGAGCGCGCCAGCAACGACCGCTTCGGCCTGCATGCGCTGTTCGGCGTCAAGCCGACCTACAAGAGCGACAGGTCCGACCTGCAGGCGGCGATCGCCGCGGCCGGTGCTGCGCCGTCGCACTTCGCGGATGTCAGCCGCGCCTTCTGGGACAGCTCGATCTCGGGCACCAAGCGGGCGCAGCTGATCCGCAAGGGCATCCTGTACAACGGCGTGCTGCCGTGGAGTATGGCGTTCGACTGGATGTCCAGCGAAGCAGGTGATGCCATGGGAGGCAGGCGATGAGCATCCTGATCAACGACAAGCCGTCGCGGGTCCACTACCTCGCGACCTCCGGGCAGACGGTATTCGCAATCCCGTTCGAGTGGCTGAGCGACGCGCACATCATCGTGTTCGTCAACGAGGTGCGGATGGCGTTCTCGGCCCCGCCCTTCAACGCCAGCCAGTATAGCCTCAACGGCGTCGGGGTCACCGGCGGCGGCCACCTGACGTTCGGACCGCCCGGCCGCAAGCTCAACGACGAGGTGGTGATCTACCGCGACATGCCGGTCAGCCGCACCACCGACCTGCCGACCACCGGGCCGTTCCCGGTGCCGCTGCTCAACCAGACCTTCGACGCCCAGGTGGTGATGATCCAGCAGGCCGAGACCGGCATCCAGCGGCGCACGCTGGGGCTGCGGGCCCAGGATTTCACCGAGGTGCTGCGACAGCTGCCGAACCGCAACGCCCGCGCCGGCCGCTACCTCGCCTTCGACTTCGACGGCCAGCCGATCCTCGTCGGCCCCGACGGCTCGATCGGCGGCGGCGGCTCGACCTCGCTGGCCAGCCGCATCTTCACCAGCGACGTTCCCCCGCCGACCCCGTGGCTCGACGGCATGCTGTGGTGGAACACCCAGAACGGCGGGCTGTATCTCTACTACGTCGACGCCGACAGCGGTCAGTGGGTGCAGATCAACTTCAGCACCGGCACGGTGGCGCAGGGTCCGGAGACCTCCAACGCCGACATCCACATCGAGCAGGTCGTGCTCACCGCCGCGTCCGGCACCTGGCAGAAGCCCCCCGGCTGCCGCTGGTACCGGCTGCGCGGCGTCGGTGGCGGCGGGGCCGGCGGTGACGTCGACGTCGCTGCCAACAATCTGTTCGGTGCAGCCGGCGGCGGCGCGTCGGGCGGCTACGGCGAGACGCCGTGGGTCGAGGCCTCCGGGATCTCCGGCGCCAACTACGTGATCGGGCAGGGTGGCTCCAACCTCGCCGGCGGCCTCAACGGCGCAGCTGGCGGCTCGACCGTGTGGGTGGACGGCGTCCGCACCTTCCAGTTCAATGGCGGTACCGGCGGCGCCGGATCGAGCGGCGCCACCGTGGCGCACAGCCGGCCGGGCGGCGCTCCCGGCAGCGTCGGCGGCTCGCCGGTCAACATCGTCATCGTCGGCGGCGGCACCGGCCAGATGGGGCTGGCGTCGACGATCGAGGTCGACAGCGGCGCCGGCGGCGATTGCCCGCTCGGGCAGGGCGGCCGTGGCCAGCACCTGCTGACCGGCCACGCCGGCGGCCTGACGCCGACCGAGGGCTACGGCGGCGGCGGCGGCGGTGCGGCGCGCACGCTGAGCGGGTCGCTCAACTCCCTCGCCGGCGGCAGCGGCGCCGATGGTGCGATCGTGGTCGAGGAGATGTTCTGATGGCCTTCAACTTCCCGAACAATCCACAGATCAGCCAGGTCTTCACGCCGGTCGTCGACGGCCCCTCGTGGCGGTGGGACGGCGTGGCGTGGCAGATGCTGCCCAACACCGCCGTCAAGGAAGCGCCGCTCGACCACCAGTTGTACGGTCGCAAGGATGCGACCTGGGTGGTCATGCCGGACTATTCCGGCGGGCCCTTCGCGCCGATCGCCAGCCCGGTGTTCACCGGCAATCCGCAGGCGCCGGTGGCAGCTGCCGCCGACAACGACCTGACGATTGCCAACACCCAGTGGGTCAACGCGGCGATCGCCGCCGCCGTGGTCGGAGCCGGCTCCTTCCCCGAGGTGCCGAACGACAGCAAGCTCTACGCCCGCCAGCAGGCGCTGGGCGTCGGCGGCTGGAACGACCTCGCCGACGAGTTCGCCGGCAAGTCCGATCTCGGCCATGTCCACGCCATCGCCGAGATCACCGGCCTCGTCGCCGAGCTCGGCCTGCGCGCACCGATCGCCAATCCCTCCTTCACCGGCGATCCGCAGACGGTGACCCCGCCCCCGACCGACAACGACGCCTCGATCGCCAACACGGCGTGGGTGAACCAGGCGATCGCCGCCGCGGTGACGGCGGGCGGCGGCTTCCCCGAGGCGCCGACGGACGGCAAGCTCTACGCCCGCAAGAGCGCGGCGTGGGACGATCTCTCCAACGACTTCGCGGCGATCGTCCACACCCACCCGATGGCCGACATCACCGGCCTGAGCGCGGCGATCGCCGGCAAGGCGGACCTCAACAGCCCGGCCTTCGCCGGCAACCCGACCGGCGTGACGCCGCCGATCGGCGACAACGACTTGTCGCTGGCCACCACCGAGTTCGTCACTCGGGCGCTGGTCCCGGCGATCCCCAACACGCTGACGCCGCCGGACAACGCCACCGACTGGAACAGCCTGATCACGCCCGGCTGGCAGAACAAGCTGTACGGCCCGTCGAGCAACGCCAATGCCCCGGCACCGGGCTACTTCTTCTGCCTTACCATTGCCTACAGCAGCACCAACACGACGCAGATCGCCATCCCTTATGGCGCCAACACCGGCATCGGCAGCTTCCTGTTCTGGCGCGGCCTGTTCGGCGGCGTCTGGTCGCAGTGGTTCCGCGTCGAGCGCGCCACCGCCGAGCGCCGCAACCGGCTGATGAACCCCGCCATGCAGGTCGCGCTGCAGTATCCCGCCAGCCCGCTGATGGGCCTTGGCTACCCGGCTGAGCAGTGGTCGCACAACTTCTCGACGACCGGCACGGCGACCGTGCAGCGGGTCCAGACGGTGACGCCGAACAAGTCGGTCAACCGGCTGCAGCTCAAATGCACGACGATCGACAGCTCGCTGACGGGCAGCGAGTACTGGATCCTGCTGCAGAAGATCGAGGGCGTCCGCGTCGCCGACCTCGCGTGGGGCACGGCGGCCGCCAAGCAGGTGATCCTGCGCTTCGGCTTCAAGGGACCGGCCGGCACCTGGGGCTTCTCGCTGCGCAACGACGCCGGCACCCGCAGCTACTGCGGCAGCTTCGTGATCGCGGCTGGGCAGGCCGGCACCGACACCGAGCAGGTCTTCGTGATCCCCGGCGACACCGCGGCCGGCGTCTGGGAGACCGACTATGACGCCGGCGTGCAGCTGAGCATCACCCTGGCCGCCGCGGCTGGCATTCTCGGCGCCGCCGGCTGGTCGGCCGGTTCGTTCCTCGGCGCCACCGGCATCAGCAACGGGCTGGCCGCGCTCAACACCTTCGAGATCTTCGACGCCGGCCTCCACGTCGATCCCGACAAGACCGGGCTGCCGCCGAAGTGGGAGCTGCCCGACGAGCCGACCGAGCAGCTGGCGTGCATGCGCTACTGGCAGCAGAGCTACCTGTATTTCTCGGGCAGCGCGACCAGCGCCAGCACCTACTATGCCCTGTGTTCCCTGCCAGCCGTGCCGCGGGCGGGTGTCGCGCTTTCGGGCACCAATGGCGGGGTCAGCAGCTTCCCTGCGACGGTCGGGCCACTTACCTTCATCGCGCCCTTCAGCGTCAGGGAGGGCCGGGCGGCCAGCGCCACGGCGGCGGCCGGTGTGTTCGCAACCGTAATCACCGCCGATGCGAGGATGTGATGCCGAAGTTCGTCTCAGCCGAATACGTGGCCAATGACCTGCCACCGCCCGAGCTGCTGATCCGCGCCGTCGACGAGGACGGCGTGGTGTGGTGGCTGCAGGACAACTGCAAGCAGGGCGACTGGCTCGACTTCCTCGAGCAGGGCGGACAGGTCCGCGCCATCGAATGATCGAGCGAATCGCAGGGGCGATCGGCGAGCTGCGCGGCCACCCGGCCCTGCTTGCCATCGTCATCTTGCAAATTTGCACGATGGGCGTGATCTACCTTACAGCCAGCGGCAACGCCGAGCGCGCTGCTGCCCGCGAGCTGGCGCTGATCGAGGCGTGCAAGCCATGAACCCGCCATGGTTCGCCATCTTCGTGGTGTCGGTTGCCGGCCTGATGGCGCCGCTGGTGATCGCCTTCTTCTCGAACAGCCTCAACCCGATCGGCTGGCTGGTCCTGATCGTCACCGTGCTGATGGCCGGCTGCACGACCAGGACCAAAGTCGTTCTCGATGACCCGATGCGGCAGGCGGCGGTCGACACCGCCGAGCTGCAGTCGTCAGACGGCAGCATCTACCAGCCCGCCTTCCGCATCCTCGAGTACCGTGGCAGGCTGCGGCTGATCGCCCAGGACCCGCTCACCCACCACTACGTCCTCGTCGACTAGCCCTTCTTCTGGGGCGTCGGCCGCATCGCCTCCGGCACCCAGTCGGCGGGCACCATCTTGCTGACGTACTCGGCCGCCTCCTTCTTCTTCATCGCCTCGAAGTCTTTCGGCGCGATGATCCTGGCATCGGTGGCCACCATCTTGAGCTGGTCCTTGGTGAGCCGGCCGAAGAAGTTCTCCATATCGGGCGTGAAGTGCTTGCGGATCTGCAGCTGCTTCAGCTTGTCGAGGTAGAGCACGAGGTCGGTGCCGCGGTGGCGGGTCATCATCGAGCGGCCGATGACATAGGCGAGGATGACGTTGATGTCGTTGTCGCTCACCTTGTCGAGCGCCTTCATGCGGGCCTCGAAATTTTTTGCCTTGAGGAACCCGCATTCCTTGACGATCTGCTCGACCGACCCGAACCCGTAGTCGTAGGCCGGCAGCACCTTGCCGCCGAAATCCGCCCGCACCCCGACGCCGCTGTAGGCCGGGCCGACCTTCTCGAACAGGAAGTAATCGGACAGGAAGGCGAGGGCGAGCAGGCGCACCGCGATGGCGGGGTTGTCGGCCAATGCGCCATGCACCGCCCGCGTCAGCCAGGCGTCCAGCTCCATGGTCAGGGCGCTCGATAGTTTCTTGCCGTCGTCCTCCTTGGCCGCGTCGCCGGATGTGCTGGCGTTCTCCTTCTTCGGCCGCGGCTCGCAGCCGTAGATGACGTCGTAGCGGGCGTCGATCGCCACACCGAGCCTGCTCTTCTGTTCGTCGGTCCACACACCCTCGATCGCCTCGAGCTGCTTGCTGATCTCGTTGTGCTGCTCGAGCAGCTGCTCGCCCTCGGCCTCGTCCTCGGTCGCTTCGAGCTTCTCGCTCAGCTCCTTGAGCTGGGCGTCGAGCAGCTCCATCTGCTGCGTCTGCTCGGTGGTCAGCGCCGGATCGTGCACGATGAACTCGTTGGCGACCCAGTCCTGGATCTCCCTGAAGAACGCCCAGCCGTCGGCCAGCACGTTCTGCTCGAGCGCCCTGACCTTCATGCGGGCCAGCTCGTTGGCCAGCACCGGGTCGGCCCACAGCTCCTTGCCCTCCTCGGAGAACAGGTCGGACACGAACTCGCCGCCGGCCTCGACATAGACCTCGCGCTCCACGAACTGGGCGAGGCTGCTGGTCGGGCTGAGCGCGTTGGTGTCGAAGTCCTTCTGGATCGCCTGCACCACCTTCCACATCGGCTCGCCCGACAGCAGCCACTTCTCCTGCTGGTCGACCGGGATGCGGGTCAGCACCTTGGCGTGGCGCAGCTCGATCTTGTCCTGCCGAACGAGGTCGCGGATCATCGGCGCCAGCGCGCCCAGCGCCATGCGCTGCTGGACCGCGCGCTCGCTGACCCCGAAAGTTTCCCCGATCTCGGCCAGTGACTTGCCTTCTTTGGCGATGCTGGCAAAGGCTTCGTACTGGTCGACCGGGTGCAGGGGCAGGCGCTCGATGTTTGCAGCGAGCGACATAGCTTTTGCTGTCGCGGTGTCAGCATCCTGCACCAGCACCGGGATCTCGACATCCTTGTTCCCCTTGTGGATTTTCTTCAGCGCCTCGAGCCGGCGGTTGCCGTCGATGACGCGGTACTTGTCGCCCTCGTGCAGCACCGACAGCGGCAGCAGCAGGCCGAGCTTCGAGATGGAGTTGGCCAGGCTGTCGATGTCCATGCCGCGGCTGGGCTTGGCCCGGCTGTCGATGGACCCTCCGAACACGAGGGACTTCAATGGTACGTTGATCATTACGATCTCCTGTTGGATGAAAAAGGGGGGAGCGATTTGCTCCCCCAAAGTCGTGCGAAATGCACGGGCACTGCCCGTCTGTTGCTAGCTCATTGGCCGTTCCTCCTTGGTGTCTTCGAGCGCCTTGTCGGGCGCTCGCACGAAATCGCGGAAATATGCTGCCGGCTCGTGGTCGGCGAACTTGGACCGCAGGTGATAGTCGACGCGGATCTTGATGATTTCCTCACGCAGCTTGCTCACTGGCCTTCTCCGTTTCACGTGAAACAATGAACTCGAACGCCTTGGTCGCAGCGCTCGCTGCCTGCATCAGCGCGCGTGGCCGCTCCGCCTTGTCGATGCGGGTCAGCCAGCTGCGCAGGTAGGAGGCGTTGCTGTCGAGGTAGTCGAGGCCCAGCTCCGCGCACAGGAAGGCGGCGCCCAGCTCGGCGACCAGCTCCTCGCGGGCGTACTCGTCGGTGGTGCTGTTCTTGCCGCCCTTGAGGTTGCGGTCGAGCCGGGTCTTGTGCCCGGTCCAGTGCACCAGCTCGTGCATCATCGTGCCGTAGTAGGCGGTGGCCGACGTGAACTCGCCGATGCCCGGCATCAGCACGATGTCGACGCTCGGCCGGTAGGCAGGACTGTCGTCCGCCTTGATGACCGGATCGCACGCCGCGACCAGCAGCTCGCACCTTTCGATGCGATCGTTCTCCGATGCGGTGGGTGGGCTGGCCGGTGGCGTGACCAGCTGGCATGCGTTGAACACGAAGGCGCACTTGAGCAGGCGGTAGCGATCCTCCGGGTTGTCCTTGTCGCCGCCCTTCTTGACCGCATCCTTCGCAATGAAGATGATGCTCGAGCGTTCGCCCTCGCGAACCTGCAACCCCAACGACTGCCACTGCTTATAGGTCGCCCACTCTTGCGAGGAGTGAGCGGCCTTCTCTTTGGCGGCCCACAGCAGCAGCACGTTGACGCCGCTGTAGCGCCGGCGGGTGACGCCGTTGACCGGCGAGCCGCCCGAGATCCAGTCCTTGATCCACGGCCCGGTGCCCTTCTCGATCCTGTCGATCAGCAGGGCGAGCGTCGATTCGACCAGCTGGTTCATGGCTCGATCCCCCGCCGCTGCTTCATGCGCTCGTAGTATTTGATGAGCCGGTCCATCACGGCCGGCTCGAGGAAGATCTCCGAGCCCGGCTTGCCGTCGAGGCTGAGCTCGACATGCCAGCCGTCGTTGCTGGCGAGGACGCCGTCGCCCAGGTATTCGGGTGGTTCGATCTGGCGTTGGGTCATCGGATGATCTCCCGTGCGATCTGGCCGGCCTTGTCGTTGCCGTTGCGCTGGTAGTTCTGGCGCATCAGGTCGGCGAGCGAGGCCTCGGCCCACTCGCGGATCAGGTTGTTGGCGGCGAGCAGCGTCAGCCACTCGGCACGGGCGAGGTGGGTCGGGTGCTCACCCTCGCGGGTGCGCTGGGTCTGGTAGTTGCGGCCGTGCGGCGCCGCCCTCGACAGGGCGGAGGCGAGATCGCGGCTGTGCTTGAGCACGTCCCAGTGCTGCTGCATCAGCGTCTGCACGCTGTCGCCATTGATGTTGACGACGGGGAAGACTGTCATCTGTTCAGCTCCTTGATGTACGCAGCGATGATGTTGGCCGCGACCTGAAGGGTCTCGGCCTCGGGTCTCTCGGGCCACGTCAGCTTGACCTCGACGTGGGTGGTGAGCAGCGCCGCCTTGATCTTCATGGCAGTGCGCGGGTTCATCTCGTAGCGGGCGCCGTTGAGGTAGACGACGGCAGGGCTGGCGTAGGCCATCACTCGCCCTCCTTGCGCATCGCCTCGACCAGTGCCCTTGCCTCGTCGAAGTCGAAGCCGGTGCCCGGGTAGAAGCTGCCGATGAGGGAGGGGCGGACGTAGCTGCAGGCGGAGTGGCCGCACGGGCACAGTATCCAGATGCCGAGCAGCGGGTGGGTCGGCAGGCTGTCGCGTTTCTCTTCGCGGGTCATGGGCGCAGCCGATCGTGAGCCAGGCCGAACGCCTCGATCGAGGCGCGGGTCTGCCGCAGCTGCGAGGTGAGGCGGGCGATGTCGCCGAGCAGGTCGGCCTCGTTCTTGCGCAGGTGCGTCAGCACCTTGTCGAGGTGGACGAGGTGGTTCTCCACGATGCGCATCGGATCCTGCTTGGCAGGCTGCGGCTGCGGCTGCGGTACGGGGTCCATCGCATTGGCGATCGCCTTCTCGATGTCGTCTTCGGTCATGTCGTTCTCCTTGGTTGCACATGAAAAAGGGCGCGCAGCCGAAGCCACGCGCCCAAGGTTCCGGCGAGCTGGAAGTGGGGGTATGTATGCCGCCGGGTCAGAAGGGGATCTCGTCGTCGAGGTCGCTGTAGTCCGCGCCCCCGCCGCTCTCTTCCCGATAGGTTTTCGCCGCTGTCTTGGCCTGCGTCTTCCTCGTCGCGGCCGGCTTGCTCGCCCGCTCCTCGCCGTCGCGCGGCCTGCCGTCCATCAGGATCTGCACCGTACCCGAGAAGGCGCCGACCACGATGTCGGTGGCGTAGCCCTTCGAGCCGTCGTCCTTCTCCCAGGTGCGGTGGTCGATCTCGCCCTCGACGTAGACCTGCGTCCCCTTGATGGCGAAGTCGTTGACGTAGCGGGCGGTGTGCTCGTTCCACACCACCACCTGGTGCCACGTCGTCTTCTCTTCCTCCTTGATCTTCTTCGATGTGGCCATCGAGAACGAGGAGAACTCCTTGCCGTCGCGGGTCTGCTTGCGCTCGGGGTCCTTGCCGAGCCGGCCGATCAGCATCGCCTTGTTGAGGCCAGCCATGTCAGTCTTCCTTTATTGCTGCTGCGAGCTGGCGCATGGCGGTGGCCACGATCAGCATGCGCAGGGTGGTGTCGAGCATCGACTTGTGGGTGCGCAGCTTGTCGCCCCAGTAGATCGGCTCGCCGTTGCGGATGGCGGCGATCACCTCCTCGACCTCGGTGAAGTACAGGCTCTTGCGGTAGGCCACTGCCATCTCAGCCTCCCTTCAGGAAGCGCAGGCGCTTGGCGTAGGCCTGCCGCGCCTGCAGCACGCGCGCCGGGTACACCGCCATCGCCTTCTCGAGCGCGACCTTGTGCTTGAGCGCAGCCTTCTCGAGCTGATCGATCTCGGTGGCATTGTCGATGTCCACCTCGAACGCAGTCATCGCCAGGTTGTGCTCGTTGGCCGGATCGGAGTGGACCGTGGTCTGGTCCTCGTCCGGATCGTCGCCGCTCTCCAGCCCCAGCACCTTGAGCAGGGCGTACTTGACCGAGTAGCTGATCGCCTTGCCCGGTCCCTTGTCCTGCTCGTCGATGCCGTAGCCGGCCGACACCACGTCGATGAAGTCGGTGCCATCGTCGACGTTGACGAAGCGCACGCTCATCTGCATCTGCGTGCGGTTGCCGACCTGACTGAGATCGGCATAGACGGGATAGTAGAGCACCCCGTACTTGACCATCAGCGGCCGCACCTTGGCAGTGACGGCGTCGTGGCTGACGATCGAATACTTCATGCCCGGCTTCTTCTCCTTCTGGATGTAGTCGACCTCGCCTTGCACCTTGGCCAGGCGCTGCAGCAGGGTGAGCGTCGACCACGGCGGAGAGGTGGGCACGATGCTCTCCTTCACCGCGCCCTCCGGCGGCGCCTCGTTCTTCTTTGCAACCACGTGTCAGTCTCCTTCTTCGTTAAGGCCCGCAGGCCACTGTGAAATCTCAGGCCACCATGAAGTCGGGCGGCCGCGGGATGATGCGTCCGTCGTTCGGCCGCCACATGTGCAGGCAGTAGGGGTGGCAGTTGATGTGCTCGGACGGCGGCACGTGGAACTGCACCGCCGTCTCGTAGTCCCTGAAGAACAGGCGCTTGACGAACTCCATGTCGTGCCAGCTCGGCACCTTCGTCTTGCCCGACACCGAGACGTGGTCCCAGCCCAGCCCCCAGCTGGCGATGACCAGCAGCGACCTGCCGGGCGGCGTTGTCACCTTCCACGCGCCGCCATCGAACTGCAGCTCATCCTTCAGAATGCTGGGGATCTTCAGCAGCTCCGGAAGCGGGCGCATCAGTGCAGCTCCCCGCTGATCTCGCCGATGTCGATCATCACCTGCGTCTGCGCGGCCTCGAGCATGCCGTCGATCATCTCGATCGGCATGTTCATGAAGGACCGGGCGTGCCGGGCGTCGACGACCATGACGCCAAGCGGGGTGGGCTCGGCGTCAGGGGCGAGCATCGAGCTGGCGACGATCTCGTAGCCGCCCGGCTCGACGGCCATCACCTTGTTGAGGCTGCCCTTGGTGAGCAGCACGATGACCGAACCGTCGGGCACGTCGATCCTGACGACGTCCTTTCGGCTGGTCACCAGCCACATGTCGGCTGCGAATTGTCTGTCGTCCATGTCAGCACTCCGGGTCATAGTCGTGCCACTCCTGCTGCTCGCTCGGCTGCCCGTCGTCGAGCAGGCTGTCGGGCAGGTCGGGCAACGGTTCATGCTTGAGCGCGATCGCCAGCACCCAGGCCCTGCGGCCGGGGTTGCCATGGTCGACGCGCAGGCGGCGCAGCTCGCCCATCTTGAGCAGCTCGGTGCAGCGCGGGCGGCACGAGAACGGCGAGATGTGCAGTGCGTTGGCGGCGTCGTCGGCGGTACCGACGAAGCCTCGTCTGTAGAGCAGCAGCACCATGTGCTGCATGCGGGTGAACTCGACCCTGCCCTTGAGGGCATTGTCCCTTGAGACAGTCGGGTCCTTCCAGCCGGCGCGATTCGGGTAGCCTGCCCTGGTCATGGTTTCCCATCCTTGATCAGTTCCCCGATCAGCATGGCGTAGGCAGCCTGCCCTTCGGGGCTGATAGCCCATGCGTCGCTCTCCTCCTTCGACGCATCGAAGGCGCCCTTCCAGTGCAGGTTGCGGATGTCGGCAGCCTTCAACCGTTCAGCCGGATGGCGCCGGCTGTCCCTGACGATGGCGGCCAGCTCCTTGTCGAGCGTGGTGTCGGGCAGCGGGTCGTGCGACAGGAAGTCGTGGAACTCGTCGCGCTCGGCCCGCACGGCGAGGTCCTCGAACCCCGCCGCGCGCAGCAGGTCGGCCAGCTTCTGGCTGGTGACGGCGGTCATTGGTCCACCTCCGTGAACAGCAGCGCTCCGTTCTTGGCCCGCCTGATCGTGATGCCGTGGCCGCTGGCCTCGCGCACGTCGAGCTCGACCAGATCCTTGAGCGCCTTCTTCGCTGCCTCGAAGGTGGCGGCCGTCGCCTTGTGCAGCAGGTAGTCGGTGGCGTTGGTGGCCCACGCATTGCTGCCGGTCATGTCGACCGTGCGCATGCCGTCGAGCTTCACCTCCGCCTTCGCCGCCCGCGCCTGCTCGAGCCGCTCCCGAGGTATCACCTGTGGCGGCTCGCGCTGCTCGACGTGCCACCAGAACGCCTGCTCCATCTCGAGCAGCGCCTCCCGGTAATGGGTGCTCGGCTCGATCTCGAACCACACCGGCTTCTCGTTGCCGGCGATGTACGAGATGATGCCCGAGTTCACGCCGAGCACGTTGCAGACGTGGGCGATCTGCGGCTGGTACCACTCGACCATCGAGCCCTGCGTGGCGCGGCTGTTCGAGTGCTTGACCTCGACGAACTTGCGGTGCGTGCATGACCAGCCGTCGAGCGTGGCGCCGATGTGCGGCAGCCCGTCCATGCGGTTGTGCCTGCCATGCGCAATGATGTCCAAGCCCTCGACCCTATTGAGCCAGCCGATGTGGAAGGACTCGGTGTGGATGCCGAGCTGCACCGGGAAATTGTAGTCGAGGTTCTCCTTCGGCCGCTCGCCGATCTTCTCCTGATAGAGGGCGAGCCAGTCGCCATCCAGTATTCGCTTGGCGTCCGAGCTGCCTATGTACTCGGACCTATTGGGCGGGGTTGGCATCGGTCGTGCTCTCCTTCTTGATGGCTGCGTTGCGGTAGTCGGTCAGTGCCTGGACCGCGTGCTCGACGTCGGTCGCCAGCATCAGCAGGGCATCGGTCGTCTCGATGCCATGCGTCAGGTACGCCTCGACCTGCGTCGCATGACGCAGCGCCTGGCCGAGGTGGTAGGTGAGATCCGCGGCGGCGCGGAAGCGGTTGGTGGACATGGTCCCTCCGTTGCATGAGTGCAGTTTAAATTCGAATTATCCCGATTCCTTTTTGAGCAGGGTCAGGCGCTTCTTCTGGTGCGCGATGAACTGCGGCAGCCACACCACCACCGCTGCCCACTCGCGCGCCGCCTCCGACTGCAGGAACTCGGCCGGCAACGGCATGGTCCGGTAGGTGTGGGTGCGCAGGATCTGCATCGCCGCCATGCTCAGCACGTGGGTGGGCAGCGGCTGCAGCAGCGAGACGTAGGCGGTCAGGCCCAGCTCCTCGGGCAGCTCGACCTGCACTGTCGACGCTACCATGTGCAGGATGTCGAGCACCTCGCCCGTCTCGGACGGAGCCGACAGCACGATCATGTCGGCGGCCAGCCGGTCGAGCGCATCGAGCGCGCGCGGGATGTACTTGGCGTCGAGCTCACTCTCGCCATACCTTAGCCAGCTTAGAAGCAACGCGGTCCCTTCGTTCACGATTGGCCTGATCGATGCTGGTAGTTCGAGAAGGGGGTCCGCCTGCACGTGACGATGGGCGGGTCTTGGAAAACTCGGCCTCCCTCCTGATCCAGTTGCGGTAAGCTGCGTCCCAGTCCTTGCGGACCTCGCCTCTCGACCGCCAGTAGTCGGTGAACTTGTCCCGCTCCCTGCCCTCTTCGACATCGGGGTACTTCTCCTCTGCCCACGCCAGTGTCTCGGCGCTGGGTTCCCACACCGGGGACAGTTGCCTCGACCGGCCGGCGCTGACCGGCTGCGGCCCACGAATTTTTTCCAGCTCGGCGACCCGCTTCTCCAGGGCGACGAGCCGCTCGAGGATCCAGCTGGCCATGCCGCTAGCAGTCGTTGATCTGGATCTCGGCGCCCGCCTCCTCCACCGCTTCGGTGAAGTGATCCATCCAGTGCTGGGCGATCGGCCTGCCCGGCACGCCGGCGATGGTCTCGTGCCCGCAGTCGGGGCACCGCCACATGTCGCCGACCCACAGCTTGTACGGTTGCCACGCATCGGGCCGGCGCAGCCCGCGGATCTCCTCCTCCGCACTGGCGCTGCCGTTCGGCATGCCCTCGACGAAGTAGGTTCCTGTCCTGACCGGGCGATAGAAGCAGCGGCAACCGACGCAGATCGGCTTCATGATTTTTTTTCCTTGGCAGTGGCGGCAGCGATGCGCTTGCCAGCCGGGGGGAGCGGGCCGAACTGGTCGGCGGTGAGGTAGCGGAAGCGTGCGACGCCGCCATTCTTGGGCACCGCCAGCTCGATGATCTCGACGCCGTGCAGCGCCAGCACCAGCTTCTTCTTGATGGCGTAGACTGGCGTGACCATGCCCTTCACGTCCTCGACCAGCACGCGCGAGCCGAGCTTGTTCGGGTGGGTGCGGTAGCGGAAGTCGGCACGGTACTCGCAGATGTGCGTGCCGTTGACGGCGCAGCGGTACGGCACCTGCGTCTGCAGGTCGGCGATGATGCCCGCCGCCTGCATCTCGAGCAGCTGCTCGAAGCGGTCCGCCTCCGCCTTCGAGGCGAACCACTGCTCTCCGACAAAGCGGCCGCGCTGGTTGTACTTGCCGCGCTTCGAGATCTTGAAGGTGCCGTCGAGACGGCGCAGGTTCTTCCAGTTGTGGGCGTTGTTACGCCTCGGCATCGAGCACCTCCCCGTGCTGATGCCCGCCGAATCAGCGGGCGCTGAGATCCCGGATCGCCTGGGCGATCAGCTCGGCGGTCGACTGCCTGAGCTGCATCGTTCCCTCGATCGAGCGGTAGTAGGTGGACGTCGGCACGCCGGCGTGGCGCACGGCGTCGAGGAGATCCACCCTCTCCTCGGCCGCCAGCATTCGAAGCTGTTCCGCATAGGTGATGATCAGCATCTGACCCTCCACTGCATGTGTGCTACGCATGTTGCACACGTGCAGCCACCTGTCTACGGGCAGACGGGGTAGCCGGCGGCCACGTCGCAGGCCGTCGAATCGCCGGCGCCGAACGCCAGCATGAGGATGAACAGGCAGATCGCCGCCATCACCCAGAAGCAGAAGCCGTTGCTCATTGGATACCTCCAAAAAAAAACCAGTCGTCCGCCTCGACCTGATGCCGGTCGAGCAGCCACTGCCTGTCGTCCTCAGTTGGGCTGGTCATCGGGCCGCTCCTCGATCTCGGCCATCTCGATGGCCAGCTCGATCATCACGTTGGCCACCTCGCGCCGTGCGTTGTGCCGGTTCGGCCCGACCCAGCCGAGCATGTACTGGCCCAGGATGTTGGCGATCACGGCGCACTGGACCTTCGGCCCGGCGCCGTGCAGCAGCGGCCTGATCTTGCCGATGATCTCGATGATCAGCACCGCCTCTTCGTGCGTCTGCCTGTCGACCATCACTCCACCTCCGTGCAGTCGTCGGCCTCGAAGCGCGCCGCCTTGCCCGACTTGTCGAGCACCACGGTCACCCGCTCGATGACGTTGTCGCCGGTGAACAGCTTGTCGTTGCCGATCACCACGCCGAAGCGATCGCCCCTCGCCCAGTGGTCGGTGTAGGTGGGCACCTGTACCCGCGTTCCTTCCTTGATCGCCATCAATCCATCCTCGCCACTTCGAACTCGGCCTCGCCCCAGCGCACCATCACCCAGCTGTGCGGGTAGAAGACGACCACCTCTTTGCCGATCCCCGTCAGCGCCAGCGGGTAGAGCGGCTCGTCGCCCGGATAGGCGATCGCCATGGTCACGGGGTCCATCAGCCAGCCGGGCATCGGGTTCCACCCACCGGCGAAGGCGTAGCCTGCGTCGAGCTGCTCGCGCGCCGGCCTCGGGTCGTTGGTGTCGAGCATGCCTGGCAGGAAGCCGAGCATCTCGGGCGTCATCTTCGGATCCAACAGTATCCATGCGCTGGTCATCCGCCGATCCTCCTCAACCGCTTGAGTTCTTTCATCTTCTTCTCCTGCTCCCTGATCCACTCGATCGGGTTCTCGTGCCCCACCTTGGTGGCACGTTCATCTCTCGGATCGTAGGCCGGCACCGGCGCCAGCCAGCGCCCGCTCTCAATGCCCTCCATCTCGTCGATCAGGATGGCGATCGCCTCGCAATTCTTGACGGGATCTTCCTCGTCGAGCAGCTGGTCGAGCTCTTCGCTCAGCTCCTCGAGGTACTCGTCCCGGTCCTGTTCCTGCATGATGCGCAGGGCCTGGCCCTTCATGCGCACCATGTCCCTGCCGCTCTCGATCGGCAGTCCGTCGATCGCTGTCCGCTTGGTCATCTCTTCAACCTCCGTTGCTTTGCAATCCTCCCGCCTGCGGCGGGCCAGCACCGGCCGACCATGCCGGGCCCCGGCTGCGACAAGGCCGAGCGCCAGCGAGAGCGAAGCGTGCCTTGACGTGGACGGGTGGCGTGGTCAGGTGCGACTGGCCCGACGCTGGCGTGGATTGATCTCACTTCAGCCGGCGCAGTCCGTCTGCGCCGTAGACCTGCGCCGCCCATGCCAGCGCCAGCGTCACGTCGTCCTGCTCCTCGACCTCGGTCGGCTTGACCTTCGGCCCCGGCTTGCGCACGTGCGCAGAGCTGACGTCCTGGTCCATCAACCAGTCCGAGAACTCGGTCGTCGTGACGATTGCCTCGGCCAGCTGGCAGCAGTTGGCCTCGATCGAGAGCATCATCGCCATCGTCTCGCTGAGCATGCGCTCGGCCTGGTTCAGCCGGGTCTGCAGCGACAGGATCTTCAAGCCGTCTTCAAGTTTCGCCATTGAATTTCTCCTTCATTTTTTCTGATCAGGCCCAGCTTCACAGCTGTGCTGTCATGCACCTCGCTCACCCCTGCCCGGGCCAGCAGCTCCCAGCCCACCGTCCGCTGGTCCAGCTGCCGGACCTCAGTGATCAGGGCCTGGCGCTCCAGCTCCAGTGCCTCGATCTCACGCAGTACGTTCATCATCTCCGTCTCTCCTTCCTTCAGCCCGCCAACCACAGGCGGAGCGCAAAAAAAGGGAGGAGCCGAAGCTCCTCCCTCCCGGCCTCAGCCGCGGTTGCTGTTGTGGCTGGCGGCCACGTTGGTGACGATGCCCAGCGCCTTGGCTGCTGCCATCGCCGGCGTCTCGGCGACGTCCTCGTTGGCCCGTGCCCGGCGCGCGTGGGCGAAGTCCTTGCCGGTGGCGATGGTGTACTGCCGGCAGGCTGCGTCGCGCGCCGCCGTGTCGAAGGCGAGCTGGTCGTGCAGCCGCTGGACCCACTCGACCGAGCGCTGCAGGTTCTGCTCTGCGATCTCGGTGCCGTCGTGGGCCCGCATGGCCCGCTGCACGGCGGCCTTCGCCTTCGGCAGCGTGTCGTTGGTGGTGTAGTCGATCGCGTTGGCGAGCTGGTAGCAGATGCCGTTCAGCAGCTTGTCCTGCACGAAGCCCTTGCGGTTGCGCTCCGTGACGACGCCGTCGCGGTCGGTGTGTTCGTAACCCTCGAAGTAGACGGCTGCGATCGCTGCGATTGCCTTCTCGAACTTCTTGATCTCAGTCATTTCAGTATCTCCATTTGGTTGGCCGGACGCTTCCCGTCCGGTGGTGCCCGCCAAGCACGGGCGGTGGAGGCGTCACCGACGACTGAAGATGGGTCCGAGCGGAGAGACGAGGCGCAGCCGAGGATCGCAGCGTCATGCGAAGACGAAGACGGACCAGCACGACGCCCGTCTGCAGGGAGGAGGGGAACGGCGGAGCCGTTGACGCCTTTGCCGCTCGTGCTAGGCGTTGGCACCTCCTGACGGGGAGTGGCCGGGCAACTGAAGGGGGATACCCTGGATGGCTCAGTCACTGTTCGATAAGGTGGTCGCAGCGATCGCTGCCGGCTGTGACGCAGAGGAGTGGAGACAAGCACCGACCCCTCGCGACTGCCGTCACGGGGCGCAACGCCTAGGGCTGCGCGCTGGACAGGCTGCGTCGAATGGCACTGCTGCCGGTGCAGCCCGCTGGTCGAGGGCGCCACCTTACGACAAGCCCGGAGGCGATGGCTCCGATGCACGGCCTGCGTGCCGGCGACGGCGCCGGGATCGCCTAGCTGAACCCGGCGGTCGGGCGTGTTGGCCGGCGGCGCTACGTCCTGCCGCCTTGGCTCGGCGGTGCTTGGCCCGCACCGGCGGCAGTTGCCGTCGCCTCCGGCATGGCACGCCGCCCCGGGTGGCGGGCACGGCCTTACGAGGACGCGCTCGAGCGCTGGCGCCGGCTGCTGCCCAAGCGCTGCGCTCAGTCGCTGGCGTGGGTGCTGGCTGCGACAGCTTACGAGGCTTGGCCGGGAGGGTGGAGCGCCGCGCCCTCCCCGCCAGCGCGCGGAGCCGAATCAATAAACCACCATCCGCATCCGGCGGGCGCTCTTCCGGTAGGGATCGTCACCCGAAGGGCGGAGACGCCCTTGCGGCTCCGTCGAGCGCAGCGAGATAGAGCCCGGCCACCGGCAAAATAATGTCGCTAAACCTAAAAACCATGTCGCCTCTCGCCTAGACAAACAATTCGCGATCCCCCCTACTACCCCCCTGCCCTGTCATCCCAAGCGGTTGCCCAGCGGCACGACCAAGCGTAATCGTTGACCGATGCGGTCTCCCCCCCACCTGCACATCGCGAAGCCTTCAGCGGGTGAGGGCACGCTGAACGACCGTCAAGAGCGCTTCGTCGATCACTTCAGCACTGGCCTGCACACCCAGGAGCAGGCGGCCATCCTTGCAGGCTACTCGCCGGAGAGCGCAGCGCAGGCCGCCTATCGGCTGCAGCGCAACCCCGTGATCCAGCACATGATCAGCAAGGCGCTGATGACGCGCCTCAGCTTCTCAGCGGCGAAGGCACTGAGAGTGATCGAACGGCTGAGTGAGAGCGCGCGCAGTGACTACGTAAAGCTCGCCGCAGCCCAGGATCTGCTCGATCGGGCGGGCTATAAACCGCCCGAGCGAACGGATCTCAGGCTCGATGCAAACCTGACTGTCTCCCTGCAGCTGAGGCACGAAGGGGGGTCTCGAAAAGGCGCAGTGAACGAGACAGTCACCCTCCCCCACACGAGGGAAATCCCGCCAGAGGACGTTCCCCCCGATGAATAGAGCGTTATTCACTGGTTTAAGGAGGAAAACCCCCCATTTTTTGCAGAATGGAGGGGTGTGCCGTGCCGCAACCATTGATTTTCCTGTGGGTGGAGGGGGCTGGCCGTGAGAAGGGGCGAGATCGACTGGTCGCTGGACCGGCTGGTCGAAAAGCAAGGCGGCTTCGCGACGACGTTGTCGTATCGGGACCGCCTCAGGCTGAGATCAATTGTCAGGAAGGTCCACATGCAGCATTTCCCGACGGAAATGTTGAACGACTACGAGGCTGACAAGATGATAGACGTGATCGCGCCGGCGACGGCGGCATACCTGATCCGTCTCAACGAGGAGAAGCTGTGATGGCAAAGCAAGCGACCAAGAATGTCGAGTTCGACGACGGCTACGAGAACCAGGGCCGCAAGCCCGACGATTCCGACAAGGCGGGGAGCCAGGTCTTCAAGACCCGCGACGAGGAGGAGGCCGCCGACCGCGAGCGCCTCAAGGTCAGGGCCGCCGACCTGACGCCGGAGCGCGTCTCCGAGCTGATGACCGAGATCACCAAGCTCGACGCCGAGTATTCCGACGCCGCCCGCCAGTTGCGCGAGCAGTACTCGGAGCGCAAGAAGAAGCTGCAGGAGGAGCTCGGCGCAGGCGCCGGCCACACCTACTCGCCGGCCGGGCCACAGCCGACCAACGAGACGCTGGCCGACGGCTCGCCGCGCAGCCGCATCGCGCTGCCAGCGTAGATGCCGCCCCCGCCCGACCCGCAGCTGCTGATCGCCGAGGCGCTCATCGAGCTGGCCCAGCAGCTCAGCATGCTGCGGGTCGAGATCCACGCCATCCACATGCTGCTCGTCAACCAGGGGCATGCGCGGTCTCCCGGCCGCCTGCCGAAGCGGCCCGGCAGTGGCGGCCTTTGAGTATCAGGTCGACGGTGAGGTCGCCGCCGACTTCTTCGCCTCCGAAGCCTTCGTGCGCGGGCTGCGCGGCCCGGTCGGCTCGGGCAAGAGCGTGGCCTGCTGCATCGAGCTGTTCCGCCGCGCCATCGGCCAGGCGCCGTCGCCGCAGGACGGCCTGCGCCGCACCCGCTGGGCGGTGATCCGCAACACCCAGCCGGAGCTCAAGACCACCACCATCAAGACCTGGCTCGACTGGTTCCACGAGGACATCTACGGCAAGTTCAACTGGAGCCCGCCGTTCACCCACCACATCCGCCGCGGCGAGATCGACTGCGAGGTGATCTTCATCGCGCTCGACAAGGCCGAGGACGTCAAGAAGCTGCTGTCGCTGGAGCTGACCGGAGCCTTCATCAACGAGGCCCGCGAGGTTCCCAAGGCGATCCTCGACGCCGTCACCATGCGGGCCGGGCGCTACCCCTCGAAGCGCGACGGCGGCTGCACCTGGAAGGGCGTCATCATGGACACCAACGCCCCCGACGAGGACCACTGGTGGGCGATCATGTCCGGCGACGTCGTCCCGCCCGAGTTCATGAGCGAGGAGGAGGTCGCGGCGCTGGTCCGCCCGGCCGGCTGGGAGTTCTTCTCGCAGCCCGGCGCGATGTTCCCGGTCAAGGTCGACGGCAAGGTCCAGAAGTACCTGATGAGCGACCGCCGCGAGAACCAGCGCGGCATCGACGACGACTATTACCTCCGGATGATCGCCGGCAAGACCAACGCCTGGATCGACGTCTACGTCTGCAACAGGTACGGCACGCTGACCGACGGCAAGCCAGTCTATCCCGGCTTCGACCGCGCCCTGCACGTCGCTCCCGGCCCGCTGCAGCCGCTGCCCGGCCACACCATCTACTGCGGCATCGACTTCGGGCTGACCCCGGCCGCCCTGTTCGGCCAGAAGGTGCGCGGCACGTGGCGCATCCTGCGCGAGATCGTCACCACCAACATGGGCATGGTGCGTTTTTCTACCCTGCTGCACGGCGCCATCGCCGAGCTCGGCGGCGAGTACTCGTTCTGGGGCGATCCGACCGGCGATAACCGCGTCGGCACCGACGAGGACACCGCCTTCCTGGTGCTGCGCCGCGCCGGCATCCCGATCCGCCCGACCGCCACCAACGACCCCTCGCTGCGCATCGAGGCGATGACCCAGCCGATGGAGCGGCTGGTCGACAAGCATCCCGGCCTCGTCATCGACCCGTCGTGCCGCAACTTCATCGCCGGCGCCGAGGGCGGCTACCACTACAAGCGCATGGCGGTGATGGGCACGGAGCGATTCGAGACGGCGCCCAACAAGAACCGCTTCAGCCACGTCCACGACGCCGGCCAGTACATGATGCTCGGCGGCGGCGAGGGCAGGGCGCTGGTCAACGGCCCCAACCGGGCCAAGGTGATCAAGGCGCCGCACAGGTTTGACGTGTTCGCGCACGCGGCGCTAAGTAAACGCCGCAAGGTCGGCCTCAAGAAGTGGTGACTGCCGATGTGTGGACCCGGAGCAGGCGGATCGAGTGGAGCGGGCG